CTTGGTCTCAAGGTGCAGCACCCTGAGACCAAGATCAATCACGCCGTGTTGCATGGCGGTGACCAAGGGTCAGGCAAAGACACCATGTGGGCGCCGTTCATTTGGGCAGTCTGTGGCCCGCACCTTAAGAATCGTGGCCTGCTGGACAACGACACCATGTCGTCGCAGTTCGGATATGCCCTTGAGTCTGAGATCCTGATCTTGAACGAGTTGAAAGAACCAGACGCCAAAGAGCGCAGGGCCTTGGCCAACAAATTGAAACCAATCATCGCCGCGCCTCCCGAAATGCTGACAGTCAACCGCAAGGGCCTACACCCCTACCAGATGGCCAACCGCGTGTTCGTGTTGGCGTTCTCCAATGACCCCGTGCCGATTAGTCTGGACTCGCAGGACCGCCGTTGGTTTTGCGTGTGGTCGCATGCGCCGCGCATGAGCGCGCAGGCCGCAGAAAAGATGTGGAAGTGGTACAAGGCGGGAGGCTTTGCGGCCATTAGCGGCTGGCTTGCTTCGCGTGATGTGGCCGCATTTAATCCTGGTGCAGCGCCCATGTTGACCGAGTTCAAGATGAACTTGGTCGAGCATGGCATGAGCATGGCCGAAAGTTATCTTGTCGAGTTGATGCGTACCCGCATGGGTGAGTTTTCTAAGGGTGTGGTCGCGTCGCCTTTCCATGCGCTGTGTGACCGCTTGGCAGGTGCAGCGCCGTCTGGCGTAAAAGTTCCGCAGCCTGCCTTGTTGCATGCCCTGAAAGAGGCCGGATGGGTTGACATGGGCAGATTAAAATCGCGGGAGTTTGACTCTAAAAAACACATTTTCTGCGCGCCAGATATGGTCGATGTGTCCAAGTCTGAATTGCGCCGCCTTGTCGAAGATGTGCCGTCGCCAATGTCTGTCAGGCTTGTGAAGTAAGGCAATGCCGCCGCCTACGGCGTCGACATAAAAAAAGCCCCTATTGCTAGGGGCTTGTGAGGTGTGGCAACGCTACAGATCAAGGAGAATGGCCAGTAGCGCGGCCAGTATAACCGCGATTAATAAAATCATGCTAGTAAGCCCTTTGCATGGCCTCTAACGCGCCTCTGTTAAGCAATCGGCGCGCCTCTGGGCCTTCGGCCATGGCCGCCTTGTATTCGTATTCTTCGGCCTTGCCTTGTTCGTGCCTGTAACCAAGGTCGATGTAGTAATGCTCGGTATAGGTTAGGGGTCTAAAAGGCGCGAGCGCCTCTGCTATGGTCTGGTTCATGGCAATAACTCCCTAGCGTCTGCGGTAACCTTGGCCAACTTCTCTGTGTCGCCGTCTTCGATGGCGTCTAAGAGGGCATAAACGGCGTGTTGCAGATCCGCAATCTGTGCGAACATGGCAGCCACACCTGTAAAGCCCTCAGCGTGTGCGATGGCCTCGGCTTCGTCTGGCGTCAATTTTGTTAAGTCAATCATGTTATACATCCCAGTCTTCGGTTGTTAATTTAATGTTGCAAAAGTCGGCGTGTGCCTTGTTTGTATGTTCACGCACCAAGGCACAGATGGCGTCGATTAAGTCGCGGTCCACTAAGTCGTTCATGGTGAATGTGGCAAAGGGCGCGGCCTCTACGCCTTCCGGCGTGAAGGCGTTGCCACGGTGAAAAGTGACCGTCGTGCGGTCGTAGTGCTTGGGGTCTGTCATTGTTCTGCTCCTAAGTTAATATGTACCCATTCGTCCATACTGCCGTCGACATAAGCAATGGCGTGGATGTCGTGGTCATTGAATGTGTAAACCTGGAGGGTTGGGTCACATTGTTGAAGTTGTTGGATTAGTTCTGCGACTGTCATGGTGTGGCCTCCTCTGGTAAGTGCATGGCGATAAGGTTAAGAATGTCATAGTGATTGCAGTCGTTAGGCGCAATCATTTCGTAGTAGCGCTCGCCTATGCGCGCGCACCATGTGTAAAGGTTGGCAGTCTCGCATTCAATGACCATGAACGACTCGCTACCTTCGCGCCGTGTCCACTTAGCAGGCGGCAGCACTTCTAGCAAATACCAAAACCTGTCGCGGTCAATCTCTTTAGGCGCTTCGCCATTGTTGCGGCGCATTTCTTCATAGCGGTCCATGTTCAAGCCCTCCATCCGGTCATGTCGGCGTAAGTCTTCCAAGACTCCAAGACGTGCGCGCCGTAGCGCGGGCGGCGTGTGCAGATGTTGACATACTTCATTTCGGCGCGTTGGCGGGCGGCGCGCTCAATCTGCGCGGCCTCGTCGATGGTGTTGCACTCAACGATCAGTTTGTTGGTACGGCCTTTGGCGTAGCCCCAACCACTCATGAATTTGTCGGTCATAGTTACATAGAACATTTTTAGCACTCCAGTTGATCAATCAATGCTTGCGCTTGCGCGTAAGTGTCAAATAGGTTGTCGCCGTTTGTATCGTGGACATAATCGCCGTTGGCGTTTTCAACCATGTAGCCGTCGTTTGTTTTGATAATTTTCATTTTTAGTTTCTCCTTAAATTGACGCCAGTCTGATGTGGCGCAGGCTTGCAAGAATGGCCGTGTGAAGCATGGCCGCATTTTTGGGGTTGTCGATTGACATGTGGTCGGGCGCTGTGCCAAGGTCGCTGGCATAGTCGCGGGCAGATTCGTATGAGTCGAAGGCCATGGCCGTCTGGCCATGTTCAACGACAAAGGCAGACCGACCGACGCGGTCGGCTAAGTCTGAGCAGGGATAAGCAAAGCAGATGGAATATGTCATGATTAACTCCAAAGAATGTCAAAGTAAGCCAATGCGCCTACGGTTAAGAGAAGGCCAATGGCCACGGCAGTCAGAATGTCATAGATGGTGTGTTTCATGTTTTGGCTTTCAAGAAAATAAAATTACAGAGTAAGAGAGAAACAACGCGCAGAGGCAGAACAAACCAAAGGCGACAAGGGCAAAGGTATCTTTCATGCTAAGTACTCCTCAAAAATGCCGTTGTAATGTGTCTTCACATAGCGCGTCGCCTGCACCATGGCCGCGTCGATGTCAGACTTGAGGCGGCGAATGTATCGGCCTTGATCGTACAAACGGATGAAACCGTCAGCGCCGACAATCACAGCCACAATGCCGTCGCCGTCGCAACAAAACTCACCAATAGCTTTATCGGATCTGGGATAAAAATCCCACTCGCCGAAGTCTTTGCTTTTCAATTGATCTAGTGTGTACATGATCAAACCTCCAAGTATTTGTTAAGGCGAGCTTTAGCGATGGCCAAAGTTTTAGCGCGGAAACGTTCGACGATTGCGCCGTTGTTCCAAATTACGTATTGATTCTGAGCAGACCAAAACGTCAATGTGTACCAATTCATAAGAAATCTCCCTTTTGTGTTGCTGATGTGGAGATTGTAAAGCATTTCTTTGCACGCTACACAATTTGTCAATAAATATTTTACATAGGACTTTCCCTAGGTTTGTGGACCATGCGTGGATAAGAATGTGGACTTAGTGAGGGTTGACGATTGTCCACACGCAAAGCCAACAACGGCGCGGTCTGCGAAGTGTTGTGGACAATGTGGATAATAAAAAAAAGATAAAAGTTTGAAGTAGAGATATATTTATAGCATGGTGTCACGCTAGGTTGACGTCTCATCCGGCGCCGATTTAAAACGGTGGTCCAAATGGTCCACATTGTCCACAAATCCACGCGCAGGGAATTCCCACGCAAAAAGAAAGAACTGGCGCGAAAGAAAAATGTGGATCATGTGGGCTATTGCAAAATGATTGTCCACATTGTCCACACATTGCGTGGCCGTGCGACTTGTAACTGATGGTCCACATTGTCCACATGACCCACACGACCCACGGCTACCAGGTAAAACCCTACTGGCAACAAGGGCATTTCAGGCCAAGGGGGAGGGGGTAGGGCCGAGCGCAAAGGGCCAGCAAAAACGTAGCGTTCACGAACAATTTTTTTTCTTACAGAATTTTTATTTTTTGTTGTAAACTCACAACCACTCGCAAACGCGCAGGAGAACACATGTTCCATTCGATTCCATTTACACCGCGCAAGGTCGAAGCGACAGAATCGCGCTTGAAAGCGGTATATGACGCGGCCAAGCTGGGCCTCAAGGGGGATGCCTTAGCCTTAGCGGCGGGCATGCTGCCTATTGAATACAGACAACTCACGCAACTTGACCCCGTGGTGGAACTCGCCGCGCAAAAGGGCAAAGCTGATGGTGAGATAGAACTTTCGCAAGTACTCCACGCGGCAGCCAAACAAGGCGACGCCAAGGCAGCGTTAGAAATCCTCAAGCATCAACACGGCTGGGTGGCCAAGCAGGCCATATCTGTCGAAGTGGATCAGCGCATTTCCATCACTGGCGCGCTGGCCGAAGCAACCAAGCGAGCGTTGACAGTCGAAGACGCCAACATCATAGAACCACAAATCCATGCAATCGACCATATACAGCGCTGAAGACGAACAGGAGTTGATGGCCAGATTATGGGCGCCAGCGATCAAAGACAACCCCTTGGCGTTTGTGATGTTTGCGTTTCCTTGGGGTCAGCCTGGCACGCCGCTTGAGCATTTCAAAGGCCCACGCAAATGGCAGCGTGAAGTCCTCCAAACCATCGCCGACCACATCACACAGAACAAAGGCCAACTAGACTTCAACACCCTACGCCACGCTGTCTCATCTGGCCGTGGTATTGGTAAGTCGGCGTTAGTCTCGTGGATCACGATCTGGATGCTCACGACCCGCATCGGCTCGACGACCATTATCTCAGCCAACAGTGAGTCTCAGCTACGCTCTGTCACATGGGCCGAGATTACCAAGTGGCTGGCGATGGCGCTCAACAGCCACTGGTTTGAAGTGTCGGCCACCAGACTGATGCCAGCCAAGTGGCTCACGGAATTAGTCGAGCGTGATCTTAAGAAAGGCACACGCTACTGGGGCGTTGAGGGACGGCTGTGGTCAGCCGAGAATCCTGACGCTTACGCGGGTGTCCACAACTTCGACGGTGTGCTGGTGGTGTTCGACGAGGCGTCTGGTATTGACGACAGCATCTGGGCGGTCACAAGCGGATTCTTTACAGAGAACACGCCTAACCGCTTCTGGATGGCCTTCAGCAATCCACGGCGCAACACTGGGTACTTCTACGAAGCGTTTAACAGCAAACGGGAGTTTTGGACGACCAAAGTAGTAGACGCTCGCACGGTCGAGGGAACGGACAAGCAGGTCTACCAGCAGATCATCGACGAATATGGCGCTGACTCATCACAGGCGCACGTCGAGGTGTACGGTCAATTCCCCTCGGAAGGCGACGATCAGTTCATATCGGCAAGTTTAGTGGACGAGGCGATGAAACGTAGTCCTTACCGCGATGCCAGTGCCCCGATAGTGATCGGCGTAGACCCCGCCCGCTTTGGCGCGGATGCAACAGTCATCGCTATCAGGCAAGGGCGGGACATTATTGCTATTCAGCGCCACAGAGGCGACGATACCATGACCGTAGTTGGTCATGTGATCGAGGCGATTGAGGAATACAAGCCCGCGCTGGTCGTGATCGACGAGGGTGGCCTTGGGGCTGGTATTGTGGATCGCTTGAAAGAGCAGCGCTACAAAATCAAAGGTGTCAACTTTGGCAATAAATCGGCAAATCCGGTCATGTATGGCAACAAAAGGGCCGAAATGTGGGGCAAAATGAAGGATTGGCTGAAAACTGCTTCAATCCCGCTTGACAGATTCCTCAAAACTGATCTAATTTCGCCTATGATGAAGCCCGACTCCAAAGGGACTATTTTTTTGGAGTCGAAAAAGGACATGAAGGCACGCGGATTGGCCTCGCCTGACGCGGCTGACGCTATTTGCGTCACTTTTGCCTTCCCAGTAGCCCACCGTGAGGCGCGTGAATCCACGCAGCGCCGAGCGTACAATGGCAGAGGCGTGGTTGCAACTTCTTGGATGGGATCGTAATGGCTAAGAAAAGTGTGTCTCTAAGCGTTGGTCGCGGTGAGAAGTTGCCGGTCAGCAAAGGTGCTGGCTTGACCGAGAAGGGCCGCGCTAAGTACAATGCCGCAACGGGTTCTAACTTAAAGGCGCCAGCGCCTAACCCCAAGACTAAGGCAGATCAGGGGCGCAAGGATTCATTTTGTGCAAGAATGGGCGCCGTAGCGGCCAACGCCAAGGATGGCGAACGCGCTAAAGCAGCTCTTAAACGATGGAAGTGTTGATATGGCTACCAAACCCGGCTTATATGCCAATATCCATGCAAAACGTGAGCGCATAGCCGCTGGC